GAGTAACTTAGAGGCGCTGACTATGGCAAATATATACAGATTATTTGGGCATGATGTTGTTATGAAACATGATAGGACCGACGAAGAATACAATATGTTTGCGAACCACAGGGAGTGTGTAGTGTTTCCGTCAAATATATTGAACAGAACAAGAGAATTCGACAGAATAATAGCATACTCTACGGTAGAACGAGAAGGTAGAAGTCAAATGTTGCCAAACTTTCAAACTCTAAGGCAGGCAGGTAAGGTAGATATATCGTTTACGCTACCAACGATTGAAGCAGTAAGATGGCAACAACGCACGCGCCCATTAGCTGCGTCTGTACATGTACAAGGTAGGAAAAAGAAAGTAGAGTTCAAAGTTAAGGCAAATATGTCAGTAGTGAGAAGCCAAATGCAATACGTCAATGCAACACAAGGCCGTGTGCAGGATTTTCACAGGGAAAGGATAGAAGTAGCTCCGAGCCACCCTGCGACACACGAACGTGTTACCACAGAACTACAACCAACAGTGGTAGAAACACAGCCTGCCAATTCTGCAGAGTAGAAAATTACGTGCCAGGGACTGACCCGGCAATCAAAACAAACTCGCTCCCCGACCAATACTCAACCAGGGAAAAAGGGCCAGAATTTATGTTCGTCAAGTTAATCAAAAGCGATTCAAAAAACAACGTGAGTTATAGATTTTCCACAGGTAGAGTACCGCTGTCGATATCTATTTTGGGCTCATCAATCTATGCAGAATCGTTTGAGAAGTGTCAATATGTGCTAGTAGACGTTAGAAACTTTAGGTCAGAAACAGGAGAATGTGTAGTAAATCTATTTTCCACATCAATGAAAGGTTACTCCGTGTGCGACAACAATGTAACTTACTATTATGTCCTAGTAGATCAATATCTTACGCCGCACAACAAATCAGCGTTGGCAGTGTTAAGTAGGCATTTTAGTGATAACATGGAGCATATATTTTGGAATGACCCCACGAATCCGGAGGTCATATTTCAAGATAAATTGCCAGATAATAAAGAAAATCAAGTAAGAACAATCCAGTCTCTTAAAAACGCACCTTTCGAAAAAATAACCGCACAACATCATGTACATTTCACTGCAGAAGAAGCTGCAAAGGCAGTAGGAGTGTCCATAGTCGATAAATCTTTGCCGATGACAATGTATGAGGGTGCATCATCAGTCGCTATAGCGGGCACCATAGTATGGTACCACAGCCTAAATGCGTGGGAAAAGCGCATGGTGAAGCAATGTGGTTTGTTTAAGTCGAAATCGCACTCACAATTCGTAAAAACGGCAAAGATTATATCAGTACTATGCAAATCGTATCAAAATCTATGTAGAGAGGATCTAAGAAGACTGTTTGAGATGGATGTTCTTGTAAATAGAGTAGACGGACTAATAGATTGGAGTCAGGAGAAAATAAATAGAACTACACCACAGTTAGCGAATATACCAGAGCATACTATATACCAAGAAGCGGTTAAAATGTTTATTGAAGCAAAGGTGCGAGGCAGGGCCCCGGTAAAAGCGTC